CTACGGCACTGGTCGGTCAAATCAACAGCTGCGCCGCCAGTTGTAGGTGAAAGGTTTACTGTCGGGTTTGTTAGATACGTTGTAGTTGCCATTTTGTCTCCTAAAAGAACATTTCGCTATGGGTAAAGGGTAACACTTTTATGCTGTCTGTGCTTGTAAAGCCATTTGCAAGTTATAACAAGGGTAGGTTGCGCCGCCCATTTCGATTGCGCCTGGCTGGCCTGACATGACAATAATTGGGCTGGCGAGCACGCTGGCGGCAATGCTCAACAGTTTTTGTAGCACTGGTAGGCCTGCGGGGCCTGTGCCGATTACCTTGACTGGGAAAGTCATGCGCACAATGTTGCCTTTGCCGGCGATGGTCTCAAAACTGGGCGCGTCAAGAAACACACAGTTAGGCACAATTTTGGTGGCGTCATTTACAACGCGCAAGCCAGTTACAGCTGTGAGTGTGGCTGTAACGTCGGCTATTGCTTCGTTAAACAGGTCTGTGTAAGCCATTAGGCAACCTGCGGGCGGTCAATGCCTAGCAGCTGCTTAATCACTGGCGTCATCGCATTAACGTTTGCTTGTCCCATGCCGTCAAAAGTTGCAAAGGTGTCTTGCGTACTGCCTCGACTACGCCACAAGGCCGCCGCATACATAAGCGTGCCTAGCGTGACGTCGTGCCCAGGTGAAGTGGTCAAACTGTCTGCGTAGCCTGATTCTTGCCTGCGGCGATAACAAAAATCGTTGCCGGCGTTGCGGGCCTGTGTAAGCAGCGTGTAATCATCTGATGGGTCAGCGATATCTATGCCTATATAGGTTTCTAGCTGGGCGACTGTTACCCAGGTGCAGCTCTGGGTGTAGGTGACGGTGCCGGTATAAATGACGGTGTATAAAACGTCTGCACCTGTACAAGCAAACAACACTTGGTTTTCTCTCGGCACGTTTGCGTTGAACAACAGCGCGCCTGACTCACCGTCAACTCCGATGTATTCATACAACGGTATGTCAAGCACAGTAAAGGTGCCGTTAAACGGTGCGCCAAGGTTGCCGACAGTTACCTGCTGGCCCACAACTATTTCTGTAGGTTCCAGCGTTTGTACAACTGCGTAGTTGTCTAGCAGTTGTTTGCCTTGTGTTTTGTATATAGCCATCGGCGGTTGCCGCCTTTCTGACTAAGCGATTGCGATGCCTTGAACCTGTTGAGCGTCTGCAACAAAAAGGCTGGCATAGCCGTGATACGACATGACCTTGCCCAAAGTTGACGGTTCATCGCGTGAAAGCAGGCCTCGAATGCTTTCATAAAATTCTATTGCAGCGCCGCGAGCCACAATCATTGTGTTTGCAGCAAAGTTGCGGTCAGCTACTAAATTCAACCCAAATGGGTTAAAAGTATTGGCCACAGTAATGTTTGCCGAGCCGAGACCATTAACGCCCATAAGTCCAGCTGCACCTACGTATGGGAACACTGGGCGCTTGTCTGCGTCGAGCTGTGCACCAAGTTTGCGCCAAACATCTGGGCTTACAAAAATGTGGTCTGGCAAAAAGTTTGTTGCAGTCAAAATCTCAAACGCTGCAGCGTACATTGCGCTAACCAATGTGCTTGGGTCGTTTGCTGTGACTGTCCATGTGCCTGCAGCAGTTTGGTCGCCGCCAGCAACGATACCGTCGGCAGCGAGATTGTCCGAGGCCTGCATGTACTGGCCCATTAAATCGTTAATGATAATGTCCATCGAGCCAGGCGACGTAAAGTCCACATCCTGAATGGACAAAGTAACTTGTCCAGCCAAAGTTGTTTTAGAAATTACGTTAGAGGCAATTACAGGTGTGGTTGCCGACACTGTTGCAAGCTCAGAACTCTGTGTGGCCACGCTTGTGTGTGTTGTCCACGTTGGGCGAATAAAGGTTTTTTGTGTGCCGCCGTCTGGATAAGCGCGAGCCCCCACAGCCGCAACGACAGGCCTAATGGCTTGGTTTAGATTCGCAAACACAGGTCCGAGCACAGGAACTGGCAAGAGGCCTGGCGTGTCCGTGGTCAAAACGTCGCCGGCTGCAAACTCAAATGCTGACTGCTTGCTCAACACGTAGTTACGGGCCGCGGCAGAAACGTTCTCAAAGGTAGTCCCGCCAATGTGCATGGCTGCGAGATATTCGCCAGGTGTCGGCAAGTCAAATTGACGTTTTGCTGTTGCAAAAATTGGTGCGCTTGCTTCAATAACTTCAGGTGCGGTTTGCTCTGACACTTCGGTTTCCTCCGGTGCTTGTGTATCCGTTGTCGGGTCTTCTGATTCAGTATTGCACAAATCTTCAGGGTTTGTGTCAGAACTTGCTAGAACTTGCGTAATTACGCTCTCGGCAAATGCCGGCTGTGGCACTAGCGACAGCTCTAACCACTGGGCGGCCTCAACGACCATTACGCCGTCTTGGTCGTAACTAAACTTTGTTGGGTTTACGCCAACTGACACGCTGTCTAGTACGCCGTCGGCTGCCAAAATTAGGGCTTCGTCACCTAAAGCTGTTGCACTGACTTTTGCCGTAAAATACATGTTTTCTTCGTCATCGTCGCGTTCAGTAACAAGGCCAATGGCCTGCTCGGCGTTGTGTTGCATGTATAGCTTTGGTGCTTTGCCCTCGACTGGCAGGCTGCCGCGCAGGAACATTACTTCCGTTCCGCTGGCGTTTGCGGTGACGTTGTAGGGCACTGCAATGCCTGTAATGGTGCGGGTTGCTGTGCCGTCGGGTGCGGCTGCGTCAACTGTAAAGGTGCTGGCGGTAACTCTTATCATGCTAATTCCTCCTGTGTATTTTCACGGGCTGGCGTTAGGGCGTCGGCCACGTAGTTTTCTTCTAAATAGTTTTTAGCGTTAAATTTTACGTATGTGCCGCGCGGCAAAACGTTGTTTTGGCTAAGGGTGCTGGCGATGCAGTCGGCGTAGGGTTTAACGCCAAAAATGTATAGGTCAGCGCGTGACTGCTCAGAGCTAGTGTAGGCGTAAGCGCCAGTAGCGACGCCGACAAGGTAGGGCGGGATTCCGCAAAGGCGCGACAGGTCGAGCGCGCTGTATTGTGCGCTCTCTATCATCAGCATTTTGTCAGGTGTCGCGTTGCTGGGCTCGTAGGTTAAAAACTCATTTAAGACAGCCGTCTGTGAAGACAAACGCGCTTGGTTAAACGCGGCCCCTATATCAGCCAACTCGGTGGCGCTCAAAGGCTCGCCGCCAGTTTGTTTAAGGATTCCCGACGGCAAAGACGTGCGGGCCATGGTGTACCTAGATTCTTCCACCTTAAGCGCCGTCGCAATAGTTTGTTGGCTGCTGTAGACAATGCCTTGTATTGGTGACAGGAATTGCACAAGGTCGGCTGTCGGTATTTTTTGGCCGGCAAAGTAAACCTCGTTGCTGATACCAAAAAACACTGGGCCGTCGGTCTGGTCAGGTGTTGTCACACTGCCGGCAGGTATGCGGGTAAATGCGGCAGGAAATCCGTCGGTTGTGCGACTAGATATAAACCAAAAGGCGCGGCCATAGAAAAGCAAATCGTCAAGAGTCCAAGCCATTAAGAAGTTGTAGGTAACTGTCGGGTCGGGTTGGCGTAGCCAGCTGCGCGGGGCAATTGGCACTTGTACCATTTCGCCTGTCGAATCGTCAAAAATTTCGTTGTACATTTGCAAAGGCATACAGGCAATGACGCTGGCGAGCAGGTCACGGCTACGGCTGACAGTTGCCAAAGACATTGCGCGGTTACGCGCTGTGCCCTCTTGGTACTGGTAAAACTGGCCAATGGAATTGACGCCGCCAATACCTACAGCGGCCTGCACTTTCGGGGCTGGCGAAATAGCCGCCTTAGTTACCTGCTTGTTTGCAAAAATGCCCATGCTGTAAGTATGCCTCAAATGTTGCTGTCGTGTGGTGGTTGCCGACTTGTCCGGCAGGATTGCCAGCAACCACCAGTTACAGGTTAGCCGTTAACGACAACTAGCAAAGGCTTGTTTTTGTTTATCGGCTTAGATGCCAGGGCGCTAGCAAATATCATGCAGCGCGCCAGCTCTATCGGCCCTGGTGACTTGGCGCTCGACAGGGCGCTGCCTGCCTGTGTTTTGACCATGACGGCCCGCACGCAATGTTCAGCCAGTGCGTTTTCGCCAGTGTGAAACAGCCTGTTTTCTATAATCATGTTGCGCACAAGCGGCGTAAATTTGAGCAGTTCGCCGTAGCCGACGGTCTGGGCGCGCCGGCGGTAAACGTCTGGCAAATGCAAATCCAGCATTGGTGTAATGGCCAGCTGCACTGTCGGGTCAGTTAGGACGCGCACAACTTCAGCCCACATTGCTTGCTCTGACTCAACAGCAAACTCGACTGTGCAGGTAACGGTGCCGTCAGGGTTAGCCACTGACCTAACGCCGACATATCGGGAATCGTCAAGGCTGGAATCTATTGCAAGGGTTCCGCCTGTCGGGCTTATCGTGTCGGTCTGGCATTCTGCCCATTTGCCGTTAGGTAGCCAGCCTTGTGCAGCTGCAACCCACAGGTTTAAGTGCGCTCTAAGCCAGCTAGTGCGGTCAGGTTTTTGGCTTGCTGCGATTAACGCGTCAAGGCTGACGGTCACGCCCAAAGCAGGGTTTGACCACGCCCAATATTGTTGGTCATTTACATCAACGCCTGGCGGCGGTGACCAAGACGCAAAATACAACTGACGCGACAAGCCGGCGTCAATATCATTTATGCCTTGCTCACGCATACGTAGCATTGCTGTGCTCGACTCATCGCCAGCTGTTGACCAGCACGAAAACAAAGGGTTGGGTCGCGCTATTTGCGAGGGTTGCAAAGCGTCAAATACAACTGTCGGCTGTATGTTCCATAGTTCGTCGCACACAATAAGGTCGTTGCTTCCGCCGTGGGCGTTGCCTGGTGTTGCGGCCCTGACTTCCCAGCGGCTGCCGTCTGGCATGTCAACACTTTTACGGCCTAGAGCGCGCATAGGTTTGCCGTTAAAATACTCTGTAAGTATTGGCTGCAGATATAGGAAAATTGCTTCCGCCCTGTCGAGCTTGTGCGCAGTGCTTAAAACGTTTTGTGGTGTGCCGCGCAACTGTGCAAACTCTGTCAACCACCAGCCAATAAGAGCACTGAGCGCAACGGTCTTACCTTGCTGGCGCGCCGTTTCCACAAGGCTTTGACTACGCAACAACGTGCCGGCAGTATCGCATTCAAGTTGCCCAGACAACGCATGAAGTTGCCAGTCCATAAGCGTCACGCCCATATACTTTTGCGCCCAAGCTGCGACAGCAGGCCCATGAGACAAATCCCCAAAGCGCGCCGACTCTAATCTAGGCAACGCTCGACCCATCAGATGATTACACGCTGCTTACACAGGCCCGCAACGCCGGCAACGATTTTTGTTATCGCCGCAGGCAAGAATCAGGCTACGCAGACAGTTTGACCACTTCACCTGGGCACGACGTCACGCTAGGCACGCTTATGTATGCGGCGGCCTTGTGGCGTAGTCGAGGCAGTACGCAAGACACCTTTGCAACTTTTGACGGCATGGGACATGCAAACGTTAATGCGATGACGCCAGTGATTAAGCAGCTGCTAGGCATTGACCGCCCGCAGGTTGCCTAATGGCTTACACAGACCTGTTTAACGAAGCAATAGCCGACGTTACAGCCACACTCACAGCTGTAACTGGCTTGCGCGTTGTAAATGACGCCACCAAAATTGTGCCTAACTGTGTGTTTCTTGACGCGCCCAGTTTTGAGCCCATCGCCGGCAAAGGCAACATTGTGCGCATGACTTTCCCAGTCAAGGTAATCGGCACAGGCCCCGCAGGCCTACCAGTGCTACAAAAACTGTTGAGCATTGCCGCCAGCGTGCTCGCCAGCCCAATTATTGTCATGTCAGGCCAGCCAGGCGCAATCGAAATGGGCGGCGCAACCTACCCTTGTTATAACTTGCAAATGGCTTTACAAGCACAGACAGCATAAAAGTGTTACCCTTTACCCATAGCGAAATGTTCTTTTAGGAGACAAAATGGCAACTACAACGTATCTAACAAACCCGACAGTAAACCTTTCACCTACAACTGGCGGCGCAGCTGTTGATTTGACCGACCAGTGCCGTAG